TTCGCCGCCTCAAGGCAGGGACCGGCGGCCACGCCGTCGAACAGGTGCAGCCGGGCCTTCACGCTGTAGCTGCGGATGGCCGCGCCCTGAACCGTCACGCGGTCGGCTACCGGGCGCACACTGTCGGCGCTCAGCGCGGTGTTCACTGTGGTCAGCAAATCCTCCGACGCCGTGCCGTCACCTTCACGGCTCAGGACGGTGATCAGCACCGTCGCCGGTGACGGGCTGATCGCGGACACGTCCTGCACCCTGCCATCGGCGCTTTTTGCGTGAAACTCATATGCGCCCGTTGGCCCGGCCACGCTCAGCCCCTCAAACGCCTCCGGCACGCGCACGCGCAGCGCGTCGTCCGACTCCATCACCGCATCCACCGGCGGAACCGCGTCGGGATTCGCAGGCGTAATGGTCAGCCGCTTCACGTTATTGCGGGCGGCCTGCTGGTCCAGATCGCTGCCGATGGCGTAGGCCACCATTACCGCCTGCGCCGCCTCATTGATGCGCTGGCGCAACAGGATTTCGCGGTAGGTGTTTTCCTGCAGGCTTTTCACAATCGGCTCAGACTCCAGCGCCAGCACGCGGCGCATGGCGGCCTGTTCATCCGCCGGATAAAGTGCAATCAGCGCCTCTTTGCGCTCAGTCAGCAGCGATTCAAAGTCCGGCACCTCAATAATCTGCGGTGCGGGCAGCTGGGAAAGGTCAATTACCGCCACTTTTCACCCCCGTTGGTACAGACATAGCAACCGGCGAGCCGTCATCCCGCTGGCCGGTCAGCTCAACCACCATAGAGCCGTCAAAGTCGCTGTTAAGGTTTACGGTGCTCAGCCTCACGCGAGGTTCCCAGCGGCTGATGGCGACATACACCGCCGCCATGACCTGCAGGCGGATCACGTTGTTCTGTGGCTGGTCAATCAGCACCGACAGCAGCGAACCGTAATCACGCCGGGCGATGCGGCTGCCTTCCGGGGTGATCAGGATGTCGCGCACGCTCTGCCGGATGTGCTCGATGTCGGTAATGGCTTCGCCGTTGTCGCGGTTCATGCCGAGATACATCACTGCGGGCCTCCTGACATATCGCCGCCACTCTTTACTTTGTTGTGTAAATGCTTATCAGCAATTACACCGTTAGAACTCATTGAACCGCCGCCGTGGGTCACATCACCGTTCATCGTGGTGTCACCGTTAATCCGTGTCTGGCTGGCCTCTATCCCCAGCGCATCGGTGATCAGCTGAATGCCGTCTGCCGCTTCAATGCGCATGCTTCTGATGTTCTTTATCAACAGCTGGCCGGTTTCCGGCTCGTACTGAAACCAGCCGCCGTCCCTGAACACGGTGGTGGTGCCATCTTCCGAGTAGTCAGGCGGCGGGAAGGCTTCGGAATAAATGGCAGGCAGCGCAAAGGCAGTTTCAAGATTGCCGCCCAGGCTCAGCAGCACGACCTGTTCCCCGACGGTGGGCTTCCACCATGTGCGGGTGTTACCGGCGCGAAGGGTGAGCCAGTTAATCCAGTTTGTTTCGAGGTCGCCTGTTTTCACCCGGCACAGCCAGTTCACCGGGTCCACTTCGGACACGGTGCCGGTGCGGATCAGGTTTGTGATAAGGCGCATGATTTCGGTGAGTTTTTCGTTCATTGAAAAAGGATGCCATCTATCCAATGAAACTAGGAGCATGTAAGGTTGTACTAAGGTTGGCACAAATCAAATTTATCGGATAAGGCTCATGTTACAGATAAGCAATGGCAATTTTTTCATTGGCGACAGTTTTAATGAAACAACTCACAGATCGCCTCTATATACCAATATGCAATTCTTCACAGATTCGTTCCCCCTTATAATTGGAAAAATATATAAATCAAATAAATTTCATGATAGCAATATTGTAATTGCAGAAGTTTTTGAGAAGCAAGAAACCCATGACAGTCATGGCAATTTGAATGTGCTCATATCAACCTCTGGTCATGAAATGATTGATGATTTCTCATTGTTAATATCATTCTACCTCAACACTCTTTGCACAACCTCTTATATTCAAGCCACAGAATTATTAAGGAAAGGGCAAGCCTCCCATAGACATACAGACCCAAGAAAATACATTCATAGATTTTTTGATGAATCAAACTTTATTCAAGATGAAGAAATGCAAGAGCTGAATGATTTTATGTATAAGTTACTAAATACAAGTCGAAGTAGTTATGAAACTTCTATGAAGGCCATGCGTCGATATGTCACCGCAATGGCAAGGATTGCTGATGATTTCAACGCAGCATATGCCTTGCTAGTAGCATCAATTGAATCGCTGGCTCAATATCACACCAGTTATGAAACAGGCTGGCAAGATTATTCAGATGACAAAAGAAAACCTCTTGATAAAATACTTAATACGATTGATGAGGATATTGCCAATCAAATTAGAAGAACAATTATTTCTCAAGAGCATATAGGGATCAGTAGGAAGTTCTATTCTTTTGTGATAGATGGCTTAGATGAAAATTTCTACAAAACTACTGATAGCGATAATTTTTCAATTATCGGAAAAAGAGACTTGGAGATAGCCATAAAAAGTGCTTACGGGATGCGCTCTAAATACATTCATACTCTGTCTTCACTACCAAAAGAAATAACACACCACCCAACTCTTAACTACATGACCTATGTTAATGAAAAACCGTTCCTAACCTTCAACGGTCTTGCTGCCATTTCTAGAGAACTGATTAAAAAATTTGTATTAAAACAAGATGAATGTAAAAAAGAAAAGATTGATATTTTATCAATCCTTCCAAATGTAATTACTAGTAAATGGGCGGCAGAGTATTGGATCGGTAATAAGGATGAGTATGTAAAAGGGAAGTACGATATTTTCTTAAAAGCTTTGCTCGACAAGATAGAACTAATATTAAAAGGTCATAAAGGAATAATAATACCTGACATGCTACCTGTTCTCAGTAAGATCGAAGTTGAGATAACAAAGACAAAAAACAGCCTTGACAAATGTAGCATGTTAACCTTTTATTGGTTGTGCGCAATATATATAATCCCACGAGAAAAACTAGCTGAGTCAACATTTATAACTGATCACATTCAATATCTTCATGAAACCAACATCTATTCATTGTTAATGTCAGCAATTTGTAGTCAAGAGGATGTTAAAAATGCAGAATCAGAATGGGAGTTCTTTAAAGTTTACTCCTCAAAAAAATATAACATAAAAAATCTAGCGCTTTCCGAATACTTCGAGTCACTGATCGCCATGAATTTTATAGCAGCATTTTCTTTGTTAGGTAACGAAGAAAAAATCGAAGAAATTAAAAATCACATTGCTATAAATTTGCCCAATGCAAAAGAAGTAAATGAATTTATGAGAAATTATAAGTTCCCAGCAATTATTAAAGTGGCTGACCTCTATCCTAAAAATTTGATTGAAGAATAATAACCTTCCTTCAGTGTGGCTATATCAGTGATATAGCCAACTAAGAAGAATATTCCTCACACTTTTTTCAACTTCGTGGTTAACTCCCAGCAGCGATCGTTCAGCATATTTCACCACCGGGCCGCGACGGCTTACCCTGTCGCGCAGTCCGTAATGATGGACGCGGGCCAGCTTCTGAACTCCTGGCACAAAGGCAACCTCAGCGAATTCCGCGCCCGCCTGCACCTTCAGATATTTTGCCGTTTTCAGCTTCGCGAACATGCCGCGACGAATGCGGCCTTTTTTGCTGCGGGCGCTGACGCGGCGCGGCTCCCATGCGGTGCCGTCCGGGGAACGCTGCGCGGTGATGTTCGCCTGCTGAATGCGGCGCACGTCGCGTGCCACTTCCCGCAGCATCTTTTTCCGGGCCGCCGGTTCCAGCTGCGACAGCAGCGCCGCCAGCCAGGCATCCACTTCATGCAGTTCAGCCATGATTCACCGTCCAGAATTCCTCCGGCACGTCCGGTTCCGGCACCGCCTCAATGCGGGCTTTACCATCCTCAACGGTTGCTATCACGCGCTCGGTCAGCTTCAGGTCCATGCTGATGTCGCAGCGGTCGTTTGCCAGAATATCGACCTCAAACGAAAACAGCCTTTCGCGCGCCTCACTGTTCTGCAGCGCGTCGGGCTGGTTTTCCCGCAGCCACAAAAGCACCGGGGCCATCAGCAGGTTCTGATCGCCGGTAAAGTCGGTGATCACCACGTTCAACGTGTAGCGATATTCCCACGAAAGGGATGCGGCAGACGTGGCGACCAGCTGGCCGCTGTCCACGAACAGGTGCAGGCGGTCCGGGTTGTCGGCCACATAAGGGACCGACTTATTCAGTGCGCTGCGTAAGGACTGCGGCTTGTTCATCGTCTTTTTCCTGACAGCTGATGATGGTATCAACCTTACCGGCACATGCCGCCCAGGCGGCCTCCGTTTCATCCAGCAGGGCCAGAATGTCTCCGTTAGTGCGCGGCGCTGCCGGGTCCAGCTGGCAGCGGGTGATTTTCGGACAGCCACTCACGGTAAGATTCACCTCCTGTGAGAGCCGGTCTCTGGCGCAGCCGGACAACAGGATCAGGCAGAGCAGTATCACTCCAGCGGCGAAGGTCTTCATTTTCACGTTTCAGTTCCTCAATTTTTCGCTGCCGGTCGCGCAGCAGCTGGCCGTTGCGTTCGGCTGCGGCATAAAGCTGCGTCTGTGCCTGGCTGCTGGTCTGCGTCAGGATATTCAGGGCAATCAGCTGGCTGTTTTTCTGGCTCAGCTTTTTCCCCTGCGTTTCTATGACTGCCTCATATGCGTGAATCTTCTGATAGGCGTTGTGCAGGTTCCACGACTGCCACAACACAATCCCCACAAAAAAAAGAACCATCACGATGATGTTCTTCATGTGCTCAGACTCCTCTAAGGCACCAGGCCAGTTCACGCCCGCGCCGGTTATCCAGCCCCTGATTGAATACGCCTTTTACGTACACCCAGCGCGGCAGCTGGTAACACGCCTCGCGCCACTGGCCCTTTTTCAGCAGCGCCACCATCGTAGAGCCGCACACGTTGCCGGTTCCCACGTTGAACGCCAGCGACACCATCGCGTCATATACCTGCTGCGGCATAGAGACCGCCACGCAGCGCGCCAGTGCCGCCTCAGTGCGCAACACGTTGGTAATGAAATTCCCCGCCGCCTGCCGTTCCGTGATGGACTTACCCGGCACTACGCCGGATGTGTTACCGATCCCGTCGGTCCACTTTCCCGCGCTGCACTGGTACGGCTGCAGGCGGCAGCCCTCATAGTCGGCAATCAGCCGCAGCCCTTCCACGGAGGTGTGCAGCAGCTGAAAACCGGGCATCGTGGCGGCCAGCGCCAGCACCACGCCAACGGTGCAGCGTTTAACGGTTTGCAGATTCATATTCACTCCGCGTAATGCGCCCGCTTGCCAGCAGCTGGTAGGTTTTGTGTTTGTAGTACCAGCTGATAAGTGCCATCAGCAGGCCGATTAACACACCGGCCACGGTGGACATGTCTTTCAGGTCCATGCCGCCCAGCCACGCCATCACCACCGCAATGCACCAGGTTAAAAAGGTGCTGATTTTTTCCCACATGATTCAGTCCCAAAGCTGGAAGGCCTGCACGGTGGCCGTCGCTGTCACGTCCGGCAACTCCACCTCCAGCCCGTGCGGTAAGAGGGGGCCGTGCTCCGCCAGCCCCGGATTTGCCTGCAGCACCTGTTCCGTCATGCCCTGCGTGCGCCCGTAGTGACGCCAGCAGAGTGCGTCCACCGTGTCATACTGCTGCGCACGCACTTTCATCAGATAAGCTCCACGGTGCAGTGCGGCATGTCCTGCACGCGGCTGATAGCCCAGCGCGCATCGCGCCAGAGATCGCCGCTGGCATCACTCAGTTCTTCGCCGCGCTTAACCGCTTTCGCGGTGGCGTCAAAGTCCTGATAACGCTCGTTCAGCACCGCGCGCGTCCAGCACCACACCGCATTTTCATAGTGATGCAGCCGCACGTTCACACCGGCCAGATGCCCCGCCGGAACGTCAGCCAGGCCGTTATGACCGGCCAGCTCCTGCCGCTCACGCCACGGGTAAAGCTCCGCGTTAACCTCCGCCATCGCGGTCAGCACCACCTGACGCAGACGCTCCGGCGTCACGGTGCCGTCAACGCGCATGACGCTGCGGAACTTCGCCAGATCAACATCCGGCCAGAATGAGTTATTGGGGATGATGTCCGGCGTTCCTGTCGCCTTCTGTGGCGCGATAAATTCCATTGCTCTGTTACTCCTGAATAGGTGGGCGGTGGACGGGGTTTTGATGCGGCGCTGCCTGTCGCCACCCCGTGCCGCCCCGCGCGTGGGCACGTCCGGTTATCAGCTGGCGTTACGGATTTTCCGCTCCAGCTGCTCAATGTCTTTTTTAACGCCGCATTTCTCGTCCAGCTGCAGGGCGCGCTTAAGATGGTTCAGCGCGGACGCCGGGCTGCTTTCCGTCAGCACCCAGCCGATGGACTTGTGCAGGCGGGCGCGTGACTGATCGGGCATATCGTGTGCGTCCACCACTTCCAGCGCCTCCATCAGCAGGGCCGGATCAAAAGGCGTCTTTGCCAGGATGGCGGCCTTTGCCGCGTCGGCAATTTCTTCAGCCAGCACCGTCGCCGTGGTGCGGCTTCCCAGCGGCATTGCCCAGCCGTGCTTCAGTGCGTGGCGGCCAATCGCCAGCGCACCGGCATAGTCACCGGCGTCAACGCGCCACAGCATCACATACATCAGCACGTCGTCCTGCTGCGCGCCGTCCGCGCTCAGCACGCCCTCAGCCCAGGCGGCGTACTTCGGCAGCACCTCCACCTTGATTTCGGCCTTACGGACGTTGGACTGAATGCCCTTGAGGCGGCGGCGGTCTTCGTTCAGCTGCAGCAGCATCAGGTCATAGCCCTTTGTGCTGCGGCCACTGCCGCCCGACCGGGCGGCCTCCTGTGCCTGAATAAAGCGCGTATGTGCGCGGAAAGGGTTGGTCACGGGTTACGCTCCGGCGGCGGTTGAGTCACCCGCACCGCTCATGGACTTCACAACGCTGGCCGCCACGGCGGCGATGCGTGCGATTTCCGCTTCGCTCATTTCGCCCGTCTCTTTTTCCGGCTCCTGCTCCAGCAGCTCGATGTTTTCCACCAGGCAGGTACAGTCGTAGTCCTCGACCACGTAAGCCTCGTTGACCGACTCAAGGTTTTCGATGCGGTCACGCTTCGGGTTGTCGATGATGGAGCGGCGGCGCGTTTCTTCCTGCCAGTAGATGGACAGGTTATCCAGGCGGGTGATCAGCAGTGCATTCGCCGGGAAGTACGGCGCACGCACGGCCTGCAGACCGCCGATGCGCTTCTGGCTGATGATCAGATCAGCGGCCAGCGCTTCGGTATTGGGCTGGCTCTGGTTGACCAGCGGGAAATACTTATCAGCCAGCAGCTGGCGTCCGCAGATCACCACCAGTTCGGTGTCGTCCTGATACTGCACGCCGATTTTTTCCGACACCGCCCCCATCACCACGGCGTCCAGGTTACGGAACAGGCCGCTTTTACCCACGGTGATTTTGTCCGACACCACCTTGCCGTCGTCACCGATGTGCTGACCCAGCACCTGCGACGGTTTTTCCTGACGGATTTTTTCCAGCCAGCCGATATTCACATCCTGCAGCAGCGGGTTCTGTACGCGGTTGGAGGTCTTCTCTCGCTTAAGGCCGTTGAAGCCGATCATGATGCGGTCCAGCGCCTGACGCTTCACGATGGCGTCACGGATGCGCACCTGGAAATCGCTGAACTTCGCCCACATGTCCAGTTTTGAATAAGGCAGCGCGGTGTCAAAGTTGGTCTGGGTGCATTTGTAGCCGTCGCCGTCGATGTAGGTCGGATCGGTCGGCTCACGCTCTTTCTGAGTGGTATCGGTGGTGCCCGCAATGGTGGTCCCGATCCCCAGCCCCAGCCGTTCGCCGCTCTGCTCACTGACCGGCATGATGTTGATGGCCTGCAGGAACGCGGACGACTCCTGAATTTTGCTTTCCAGCGTCTGCGACACGGACGGCTCAATGGTGAATTTGCTGTTCAGCGCGGACAGGTCAATCTTGTTGATTTCTGCCAGCACCGACATGTAAGCATTCAGCTTAAAACGGGTAGTATTTTTCATCGCTTTGCTTTCTCTGTTCGTTAAAAAGGTTTGCCGCCGCTGTATCAGCAGTCAGTGCGCACTTCGCCGCCGCTGCCGTTACCCTGCGTGCGCGGGCGGACCTGCTGGCGGCCATCTTCCCGGCTCAGCTGCTGCTGCAGTTCGGTGAAGTCCGCCTGCAGCTGCTCGCGCTTCAGCACTTCCTCACCCAGCGCACTGCTGAAATGCGATTTCAGGCTGTCAGCCTGTTCGCTCAGCGCCGTTTCAATGCGCGCGCTCAGGTCCTGCTGCTCGGTGGCGATAAGCTCAACGGCCTGATGCACGTCGCTGAAGCGGGCCGCGTCGGTCTGCTGCTGTCTGCTGAACATCGCCTTGATGCGGGTAAACAGGGCGGGCTTTTCATCTGCCACGTCCTCAAACTCGATCAGGGTTTCTTCAGCGGCGGAGAAAACGTTGTCAGGATGCTGCTTACGGTTTGCCAGTGGGTTCGCCCCGGCGCTGGCGCTGAACTGCAGCATTTCCGTGCCGAGGCTGGCCGGATCGTCGGTCACGGCCAGGCCAATCAGATAGGCCGCGCCGGTGTCCGCGAATTCCGGGCGGATTTCCATAGAGGTGAAGATTTTCTGCATGGTGCCGGTCAGCGTGACCAGCTCATCAGTCGGGTTGATCAGGGCATACAGCCCCAGCTTGCCTTTCAGCGGGCCGTCGCTGATTTCTTCAGCGTCCAGCGATTCCACTACGCCAAAGCGGCGAAATGGGCTGTCAGGCGTATAGCCCTTGATGTGCTCCATATTGATCAAGGCGGTGTACAGCTCAGGGCTGTAATTTGCCGCCATCTGTTCAAGCCAGCTGCGCTCGATGGTGCGCCCGTCCGTGGTGGCACCTTCCACCCCGATACGAAAACGCTTTGCTTTCTTTGCCATTGTCCAGGCTCCGGTCAGTAAAACTCTGTGAGGCCCTATGGTTGCGGCGGCAGGGGTATCGAAACAACGCGCGGACGTTGTGCGGGAAACCACACAATGAGGGATGGCGGAAAAGGCGGCGGCGGGGCCGTATTTTGGCTGCATGAACATGACACCCGCCCCCGACGACCTCGATCCCCGCAGGCAGGCTTTACTGCTGTACTTTCAGGGATACCGCATCGCCCGCATTGCTGAAATGCTGGGAGAGAAACCCGCAACCGTTCACAGCTGGAAGAAGCGCGATAAGTGGGGCGACTATGGCCCGCTGGATCAGATGCAGCTGACCACCGCCGCACGCTACTGCCAGCTCATCATGAAGGAGCAGAAGGAAGGAAAGGACTTCAAGGAAATCGACCTGCTGGCGCGGCAGTCTGAGCGCCATGCCCGGATCGGCAAATTCAGCAATGGCGGCAATGAAGCGGACCTCAATCCGAACGTGGAGAACCGGAACAAAGGCCCGCGTAAGCCCCCGGAAAAGAATCTGTTCAGCGACGAGCAGATTGAGAAGCTGCAGGAGGTTTTCCACGGCTCGATGTTCGGCTATCAGCGCCAGTGGTGGGAAGCCGGAAATAAATATTCGGTTCGCAACCTGCTGAAGTCGCGCCAGATCGGGGCGACCTTCTTTTTTGCCCGCGAGGCGCTGATCGATGCGCTGACCACCGGGCGCAATCAGATATTCCTTTCAGCCAGTAAGGCGCAGGCGCACGTCTTCAAGCAGTACATCATTGAATTTGCCCGCGAGGTGGACGTAGACCTGAAGGGCGACCCGATGACGCTCAGTAACGGCGCGTGCCTGTATTTCCTGGGCACCAACGCCCGCACCGCGCAGAGCTATCACGGCAATCTGTACCTGGATGAATATTTCTGGATCCCGAAGTTTCAGGAACTGCAGAAAGTGGCGTCCGGCATGGCGCTGCATAAGAAGTGGCGCGAAACCTACTTTTCCACCCCGTCCAGCCTGACGCACAGCGCCTATCCGTTCTGGTCCGGTTCGCAGTTCAACAAGGGCCGGGCCAAAGCGGACAGGGTTGATATCGATCTCAGCCATCAGTCACTGGCCGCCGGCCGCCTCTGCGAAGACGGCCAGTTTCGCCAGATCGTCACCGTTGAAGATGCGGTGCGCGGCGGCTGTGACCTGTTTGACCTGGAGCAGCTGCGTACGCGCTACAGCCCGGAGGACTATCAGAACCTGCTGATGTGCGTCTTTATGGACGATCTGGCGTCGGTGTTCCAGCTGGCCATGCTGCAGAAGTGCATGGTGGACAGCTGGGAAGTCTGGACCGACTTTGAGGCGCTGGCCCTGCGTCCGTTCGGCTGGAAAGAGGTCTGGATCGGCTATGACCCTGCGAAGGGCACGCAGAACGGCGACAGCGCCGGATGTGTGGTCATGGCACCGCCTGCCGTGCCGGGAGGTAAGTTCCGCATCCTTGAGCGTCACCAGTGGCGCGGGATGGACTTCCGGGCGCAGGCTGACGCCATCAGGACGCTGACGCAGCAGTATAACGTCACCTATATCGGCATCGACTCAACCGGCGTCGGGCTGGGTGTGTATGAGAACGTCAAAGCGTTTTTCCCGCAGGTGAAGGAGTTTGTCTATAACCCGAACGTGAAAAACGCCCTGGTGCTGAAGGCTTACGACACGATTGCCAGCGGGCGGCTGGAGTTTGACGCCAGCCACCTCGACATCGCGCAGTCGTTCATGTCTATCCGCAAGGCCACCACGGCCAGCGGCAACCGTCCGACCTATGAAACCAGCCGCAGCGAGGAAGTCAGCCACGGCGATTTAGCCTGGGCGACCATGCACGCGCTGGCAAACGAGCCGCTGCAGGGACAGGCGGCACACACGCAGAACATTGTGGAGATTTATTAATGAGCAAACGCAGGAACCGCACCCGCACGCAGCCCGTGCCGCAGCCGGATAACATGACCAGCGGGGCAGCGTCGGAGGCGTTTACCTTTGGCGACCCGATCCCGGTGCTGGACCGCCGCGAACTGCTGGACTACGTGGAGTGCGTCATCAATGATCGCTGGTATGAACCGCCCGTTAGCGTTGACGGGCTGGCGCGCACGTTCCGGGCCGCCGTGCATCACAGCTCACCCATCAGCGTGAAGTGCAATATTCTGGCGAGTACCTTTATCCCGCACCCGCTGCTGAGTCAGCAGGCGTTCAGCCGCTTTGCGCTGGATTACCTGATTTTTGGCAATGCCTACCTGGAGAAGCGGACCAGTCGTCTCGGTAACGTGCTGAAGCTGGAGCCGTCGCTGGCGAAGTTCACGCGGCGTGGTCTGGATCTGGATACATACTGGTATGCGCACTACGGCATTAATACGGAGCCGTATGAGTTTGGGAAGGGCAGTGTCTTCCACCTGATGGAGCCAGATATCAATCAGGAGATTTACGGCCTGCCGGGCTACCTGTCGGCTATCCCGTCGGCGCTGCTGAATGAATCGGCTACGCTGTTCCGCCGCAAGTATTACCTCAACGGCAGCCATGCGGGTTTTATCATGTACATGACCGACCCGGCGCAGAGCCAGCAGGACGTGGACAATATCCGCGGTGCCATGAAGAGCGCAAAGGGCCCAGGCAACTTCCGTAACCTGTTTATGTACAGCCCGAACGGGAAAAAGGATGGTATTCAGATCATCCCGCTGTCAGAGGTGGCGGCAAAAGATGAGTTTCTGAACATCAAGAACGTGAGCCGTGACGACATGCTGGCCGTGCATCGTGTGCCACCCCAGCTGATGGGGATCATCCCGAACAACACCGGGGGGTTTGGTGACGTGGAGAAAGCCAGCCGTGTTTTTGTAAGAAATGAACTTATCCCTCTTCAAAGAAGACTTGAAGAGTTAAACGATTGGGTTGGAGAGAGGGTGATAGATTTCACACCATACACTCTTGAATAAATGAGGCATGTATTAATCATTTAACCTATCAATATAAGCACTGTAGTTTAAATGACCTGTAACCATATCCAGATCCTCGGGCTTAATTGCATTCTTAGACAATAGATGCCTATAAGCCCTTATTCTGTTTCTATAACCTTTAGTCAAAACCGGCTTATCATTATGAACAAGGAATCCATGCACCTTTAACCTGTTAGGATGTCTAGAAATTTTTATTTTATCTAATGCAACTTCCCAACCGTGCTGACTTAATCTATAAATAACTTCTTCCTTCAACCCTTCAACATTAAAGTTCATATCATTGCCTGAGAAAGTTAAATCATCGGCGTAGCGAGTATATTTAATCTGTCTATCTTCGATAAGGGTTTTAATAAAGTCATCAGTGGGCTTAAAGGCGATATTCGAAAGGCAAGGACTTGATGGGGCACCTTGAGGAAGGCGATCATAAAGAGTAACTAAATCTAAAACCTTTGAAGCTTGCTCCGGACGATAGCCCAATGATAGCAGCGCTGTAACTATTTTTTCGGAAGTAATATAATGGAAGAAGTCTTTCAGATCAATTGATAGCACCCATTGGGAGCCGCAATGTATTTTAGCTGCCTCATAAATCCCATTCAAACCTGGAATAAAAGCGAAGCTATGTTCACTTATGCACTGAGGATTGCTCTTGCTTATATGGTGAGCAAGCCAACTTTGTATGATTTTAAGACTAACCCTTGGCGCTTCTATTAGCCTTCTTTTTTTTCCACGACCTTTCGAAATAGTAAATGAGCGATAATATCTAACTTTATTTTTTAGTATTGAATTCAAGAAATGAGGACTCACCCCAATAGCTACCGAAAGTACACTCCATGAAACTAAGGGAGGCAATCCAATCTCCACTAAGCGGCGAATTTCATCCGAATGACGTGTACGAAGACCAGTTGATAAACTTGCAATAAACTGTCTTTCATCATCATAAGAAAATAAAAGGGGTAGTGGCGTTTTCATAAGGTCATTCCTTAGCAAAGCTGATGGAAGCTTTCGTTGATGACGCCTGTGAATCAGTAGGCGTTTCGAAGGAACACCTGCTGATTTGCAGGCGCACATTCTTTACGCGACCTTCACAAATGAGCATGATACACACTCTCGTGAACGCCACTACCTATGCAAAAATAACATCACAGATGCTTTCTTGCAAGATATAGTATTCTCTCAATATCAGAGCTTTGTCGGGACTTGGTTACTGGAACTGCCTCCAGTCCTAATTGAGTAAGACGATATATTCCTGCTGAACTCCTTATTAGCAATCCTTTTTTTCGCAGTAAATCTAATCTAGCATTTAGCCAGTCATTAGAAAGGACATGGTATCCATCTTGGGTGAGTTGGCTGGAAAGTTGATTTAAGTTAAAAGGGAATATTTTCTTTGAAAACCTCAATACAACCATTGCTGAGGGTTCTGGTTTTTGCTTTTGCTCATAATTAAATTGACTAACTTTGATGTTTAGATTGCTAAGGAAGTCAGTAGAAAGATCTTCCCATTTTATTTTTTCTTCATCGCTTAAATCTTTACAAAATACGAATATATTAATCTCACTTGCATCAGAGAATGAAATATCCAAATCACTTAACTTCCCTCGTTTAAAGTTCGCAGAAGCTAAAGCTTTTAAACCGGACTCAATGTTGTCTTTTTGCTTTGAGTTTGAATAGCTAATGAACACTTTAGCGTCCAGAGCGTCGCCAATTTTTTTTGATATAGTATTTACTTGCCGGTGCGATATCATCCCTCGCATTGCTACAGAGGAAACCTTGCTCATATCAACTACCAGCAGGACGGCATCTGAAAACCCCGAAACCTCTCTTACTTGAATCATAGGATGCTTATCTAATAATTCAGTAATCATAAATTTATTAAACAAGGCCTATCTCCTTCATGATTTTTATTACCTTAACCTTTTCAATGGTAATCACTTTTAACCACTCCTTGGCAGAAGCCACAGGAACGCTGTCTATCAGAAAAGTACTTTTATCAAAGAAAATCTGAACATCTGGCTCATAATCGACTGTACAGCGAATTGTATAAGCTTTTGACATAACCGAAGCCATATTGTTCAAAGATGTATGAACTAAGCTTTTTTTGGACAGTAACTCACCTCTTGAAATCATACCTAATCTTTCGGACTTCACTAACTCTTTTGATATTTTACTATTGACAGCTCCAATTAAAAAATCAGGGACTTCAGAGTGATTTAAACTTCCCCACTTTGAATTTATTCCAGAAACGAAAAGACGGATATCTAAATAACAAGCATAATAGTATCTGTTATAGGCTGTGCGTCCAAACGCCCCAGCTAGAAGCAAATTAGATTCGCTTTTACGGTGAAAGGTGTTCGCCTGCCTCACAAGATAGTCTGCCACAGTATGCAAATCCGACATTTTACCATGCCTGCTGAATATGATTTATTGATTTATAAACCAATACCTAACCTATTGCTAGTCTCAGCGCGCGCTCGTAGCCCCGCCACGCCTGCCCGCTTTACAGAGTGTTTTTCATGCACCTGCATGATATAAACAAAAGCCCGCCAGTTCTGGCGGGCCAAAGGATAAACGATCCTTTTGGGATCATGCGGATTCATGCAGCATAGACATGCACTCACCGGCAAAGAGTCAGAACAGGGGCAAGTTGTTATCTGGCTCAGTGATTTTCGTATTAGCCGTGACAGAATTTTGTAGCGCCTGCAGATAAAGCAGCCCCTGCGAAAGAGAAACTGGGGCAGAAATCTCAAGCCAGAAAACACCATCATAAGTGCGGCCTAACCAGAAGCCGCCGCCGTTCTCTTTTGGCCGCTGAAAGAAAACTAATCCGCCAGGCGCATAATCAGTCAGGCTTTCGCCCCGGTAAATTACCTGGTAATTCGAATCGCTTCCGGCCATAGCCTAACGCCTCGTGGTACTCGTTGTTCAATCTTGTCAGTGCCAAAAATTAATTTTGTTGCCAGCAACGTTATCAATATGTCTGGCTTTGGACTCAGGCTATTCCGCAGCGTAAAAAATCTCATCATCAGGGACTTTTTCACAGCTCGAATGCGCTAACTCAGCGATGATACTCATCGCCAATTTCATATCAGATTGCTTGCAATTTGCTATAAGCGACACCTCAGCAATGAACTGAACGCAAGCCATCTTACGTTTTATCGGTGCCAAATCTTGAGTGTCCATTTATCCCTCCCTTTACTCTAAAGACTGTATAACCATACAGTAGTAGATGCGTTACGAAATGTGAAATGTTTTTTCATTCAATCGGACCTAATCTGAAAATGAAATGTGAGGTTTTGAGTGTTTCCAACCTGTTATTTTGATTAGATAAAGCCTTGTTTACTCCTAACTAGCGGCTTCGCTTATGGCAGCTATGATGGTTCAGATCCATTGACGCCATTTATCATCTTCCTGTAGCCGCCCGTTCTTATAGAAAATGCGCATCCCTGCGCCTGAATTGAGACTGCCACCGGCTAGAAGCAGGTTTGTTTCTTTTTCTTCCCCGGTAAAACCTCTCACCCGCAGTTCTGCAACCAGAAGCGCTCGCTGATCATTGTCAATTTCCTGCTTATAACTCTGGCGTTGGCGCGGCTTCACCATCCGGAGACGCGCCAGCAGATCGCGACGCTGTTTTCTTGTCATATTGTTGAAGTCTGGCGGGCCATAAAGAGGCGTTTCGCCCGGCTCTACAGGTTCAACAGATACTGGATTGTCCCCTGAAATGTTCAGTTTTTCATCAGGGGGACAGTTATTGCCACGAGTCCAAGGGGCGCTAGCGCCCTGGTCGGCTGTCGCCTCCTGAACGTCAACGGCTTTACGAACCATTTTCCACTTTGTTGCGTGCGTGCAGATGCGGCCAGCCACTAAAGGGGACCAGATGCCATAAATGCGGGTGCCGTGATCGCCGTAAGGGGTTGGCTCGTCGTTAAGCTCGTAGGCAGTCCTGACGATGTGATGTTTACGTGGAACCAGAACGCCGCCCTGCTTCATGATGTAGGTGGCAAAGCAGCCCGCATCTGCAGCGGCCAGCACGGCATCCAGCTGCGCGTTTTCAAGCACCGGCGCACCGGCCTTTTTATCGCTCTGATTTCTCAGCGCCTGACCGGCAAGCAGGCGCAATTCCCGGTAAGCCTGGCGGCCCGGAATGCCAAAGAATCGGAACTGCTGAACACGATGAAGTGACGCCCACGCGCCTACGTTCTCTGCACTGTCACGCAGTGATTTACCCGTTTCTGCGCTGATTTCATCAGACAGGCCACGGCCATCAATATTTTTACTGACGTATTTAGCGATATAACTGGTCGGTGAACCTTTACGCGGGTTGATCAGCTCAGCTTTAAAGCGTGGCCCGGTATTGTTGCCAAGCTCTTCACGGTCTTCGCGAATGGCAAATTTCCGCAGCAGTGCGGTTACTGAACGACGTTCCTTTTTGCGCATGAAGCACAGCAGGTGCCAGTGTACGGTGCCATCATGATGCGGCTCAGCAACCCGCACGCCATACCAGCGCATCCCGGCTTTATGCATGGCCTTGCGGAAGGCAGCAAAGGTATTAACCAGATAATCACTGCTCTGGCGAACGGTGGCCGTGGTCCACTTCGGATTGGGCCTGCCGTTGTTAAGCGTTGCGTGGAAACGCGACGGACAGGTGAGGGTATAAAACGCTGCGCAATCCCCACGCATTTCCGCAATAAGCTCTAGCCCCTTAACGCAGGCCATCATTTCATTGCGGCGGTGAGCCGGATTGCTGTTACTGGCATTCACCACATCCTCCATATCCAGCGTATCGCCTTCATTGCTGACCAGCTCATGCGAACGGAAGAACTCCAGAGACTTCCTGCGCTGCTCACGCTTATGGATCACCGCTTCAAAGCTGACGTAGGGGGACGCTTTTTTGTTGACCAGGCAGACAGCACGCAGCTGCTCTTCACGCCATTCACAACGCAGCTGCCATAACTTGCGATACCACCAGTCCGCACAGAGCATACGGGCCAGAGATGGTGGGATCAGATCGTAAGGCACTGGCTTGCGACGGCGCTTTTTGCGGCGCAGCTGCTCAAATGCCGGGGGGATCACGTCCAGACGCATCGCTTCCGCAGCAACAAGCTCCCATGCCTGGCGAACCTGCTCAGGCGTCACGTCATCACTGACGAACAGATGGCCGCTGGCTTTATCAAGACACATGCTCATGTGCGCTGCGACCAGCGTAGATAAACGCTTGACCTGATTCTGGTTCATTTCAGGCAGCGCCAGCAGGCCGTCAAGCCCGTCATGACCGGCCATAAAACGGAATGAGGCTGAAATCTGGCTTTCGCGCACGCGGGCCAGCCTCTCAAGGCAGGGGCGGATAGTTTCGCGCAGGTAGCGGGAATAAGCCTGCGGCCTGCCGAGATTGTGGAAAAACTTAACGCGCTCCATGAGTGGCTTGCTGATGTGGGAAGGCTGGGCGCTAACATCGGCCACAATGACCAGATCGGGATTGTGTTGCTGTTGTTCGCGGGCCATCTTTGCCCGGCTGATGATTCTGTCCTGCACAATTTCGCGCTGAACAGGATCGCGGGACTCGTTGAAAAAGTAGCGGTCCCAAACCTCATCACTTATTGCCTCACGGCGCAGCTGCTCCTGCTCGTTATCTGCAGCATAAAGACTGATCAGGTTTGAAAGCGCGGACACCGGCGCAACTTCCGCCGGTTCCAGCTGTGGATTGATTGCCTTTTTAGGGGCGTTCCAGGGGTATGCGAAAGCCTGAGTCATTACACCGCTAGACCCATGTGACGCACTGCGATGATTTCGGACGCGCGCTTGCCTTCACCGGCAGCCACGCCAACAGAGCGGGAAGCGCTGATTTTTGTCAGTTCAAATTCGCGGAATATACTGCGGGTAAACAGGTTATCGCTATTTGAAACGATGACCGGGTTACGATCAGATATACCCAGCAGGATGCAGGCCAGTGAGTGCTGATCATCGTCGCTGAACCCATCGGTGTGATAAGCGGTGAATGTGCCGTGATACGGCGGATCGCAGTAAACGACATCACCGGCACGGACCATGCTCAGGGTTTCGCTGTACCCCAGGCATTCAAACGTCGCGCGCTGAGCCTTCGCGGCAAACGCTTCGATTTCGGCCAGCGGGAAATATGGCTCTTTATAATTGCCGTAGGGACTATTGAATTCACCACGTTTGTTATAACGGCAAAGGCCACGATATCCGTGGCGGTTCAGGTAGAGGAATTGCGCAGCGCGTTCCAGCAGTGGCAGCGCCGCGTTGAAGTTAAAGTCTTCGCGGACCTGATAATAATTCTCTTCCGTTTTGTTCTGATTAAAGAGCGATAACGCCACGACAATAAACGGGCGGGTATGCTCTTTAACCTGACGATAGAGGTTAATCAGATCGGGATTAACATCCGCCACCAGATAGGCAGGGTAATCCGTGTTCATCATAACGGCACAGGAACCGGCAAACGGCTCAACCAGACGATCACCTGCAGGCAGGTGCTTAATCAGCTCAGGCATCAGGCCGGACTTGCTGCCGGTCCATTTCAGGATGGTTTTCATAATGCCGACCCTTTGTAATGCACGCTTTTCAGCTCACTGATTTCTTTGCAGGTCACGCAGAGGGAAACGCCCGGCAGTGCGCGGCGGCGCTTCTCCGGTATTTCTTCGCCGCACGACATGCAGAAAAACTCACTCGCCCCTGTCGGGCGGTGAGTAGCGTTAGCCAGATTGCGCGCCAGCTCTTCCTGCACGCGCTGCTGTACCATGTCCATTGAATCAGCCATCAGTGCAGCTCCTGCGCCTGGTTCTCAAAGCGTTCTGCTTCTTTGTCCAGAAGCTCGATGATTTCCGCCGCTGACATTTCCTGTTTGCGGGCATGAATTGCCAGCGCGGCCAGGCGGATGGAAACGGACAGCGCATCATCAGAACGCTGCTCAGTTTTGGCCTTGCTCAGCAGGGCATTAAGCGCGTCTTCGTCTGCTTTAAAATTACGGGTCTGGATATTTCGCATTTCTCTTTCTCCTGAATTCGGGCAAAAAAATGCCCGGCGGGTTTACGCCATTTAATTTCGGTGGGTTAATTAATTAGGTAACGTCAGATTCTTTGGAAATAAACTCACGACTGCTTTTAAGTGATTCATCGCGCCAATCAGCGCCGTTACTTCGTCACTCGTCAGTTCACTGAAATCAACGCCGTGACGTTCTTTGCTGATATTTGCCAGGAAGAAAATTGCGCTCAATGCGCGGCCGTTCTGTTCAGCCTGTTGATCACGCTTGTTGCGCATGTCTGCGATAAAGCGTTTGAGTTCATTGCTGCAATCGCCGTACATCATGGTACGAAGCACAGTTATGTGATTAAGCGCACTGGCACGCTGCCCCGCGTTCATCTGAACAGTGATACTTTCAGCTTTGTAAGCCATGACTCTTTCCTCTTACCGGTTAATCCTGTCAGCAGTTCGGCCTGTGAAATTGCCGGGTGCCAGCGCATGCCCTTATCTGCCGCAATCCAGCCGTGGCCGTATGCGTGGGAAGGGCTTTGCCGCTTCAGAAGCGGGGCTACTGAAAAGGCCATATTTCACACCATCCCGATAGATGCACCGATACCACTTAACACATCAGCAGTACCCGATAGTGCAGGGTTAGAGTGGACGCGAGTCTGGACAGCGAGGGCCGCCAGCATCATGCAGCGAATGCCGGTATTAGCGGCTTCAACAATCCCGCGACGGCATGAGGTGTTAATGCTTGCGTGATTAGCAGCACTGGCAGCAAGCGTCCCAACCTGAGCGGAAGCATTGAGCACGTAAGCCGGAAATTTTTCAGCGGCATGTTCATTGACAGGAACACACGGCAGACAGTGCAGCTGCGCCAGCATCCCATCCATCAGCGTTGCGTCCTCGGTCAGATCAGTAAGCAGCAGCACTTCTGGAACGGTCAGCTGATGCACCTGATCAGGATTCAGTTTGTTACGAAGAGTCTGCACTTTCATGCCCGCTTGCTGGGCCAGCTCCACCATGTTGTGGGACAGCGCAAACTTGCGGCAGGCGTCGTCATAGTGGCTATGGGTGGAAGTCTTAAAATCAAACATGGTCATTCCTTTGCTCAACTTAAATAATTAAGTTGTTACGCAGCGACGTAGCGGCAATTGACACCTTGAGCGAGCAAACGTGCGCGGAAGGCAATCATGTTGATGCGTGCAGCACCACCAATTTTTTTACGTGGCATAACAAGCAGATCACCGTCTTCAACCATCTGCTTAACAGTACGAAGGCTGTAACCATAAGCCTGTGCGAACTGTTCATAAGTCATCAGATCGGGACCGCTAGGTATTGTAATTTGATTGGTCATCGGGGATTATCTCCAGTTGGTAGCTTTTGTAGTGCATTGGCGTGCATTTTGGCTTACGGGGTGGATGATATGATCCAATTGAGTGATTGTAAAGTAACCCCTATGGAATATTTGAGGGAATCATGTCTAACGCTTTAGGCGATGCAAAAGAGATTTTAGAAAGAATCCTTAGTTCTTATGGTGTTAGATCAAGACCTGAGCTTGCTGAACTTTTGCAGATCCCCTTGCCAACTATCAATAATTGGGTTGCAAGAAGCAGCTTGCCTGGTGACTACATTATCCAGTGCGCCATAGATACTGGTGCGGACTTGAAGTGGCTAATTTCAGGCGAACTTGCAAATGTAAGATTAAAGGTAGCTCCGCATGATTTTACAAAAGGTAAAGAATTGCACGAGCAGCTTTTAGCTAATGGCGGAAAGCAAGTGGTTCAGAGGATTCTGCATGCTTACGGGTTTACCATGCAGAAAGAGCTTGGAGACTTGTTAGGGATTCCCTCCGGCACAATGAGTGCGTGGGTTCGTCGCGACTATTTCCCTGGCGACGTTGTCATAACCTGTGCGTTGGATACAGGCGTTTCTCTAAGATGGCTTGCTACTGGCATTGGTGAAATGATTGCGCGGAACAATCGTGAACAAATCTCATCCAGTGAAATTGTGACGATTGAAAAATACTCCCTCTTTAACGGTGAGCTAAACAAGACTGGCTTATGGGTATGCGACCCTAGTCTGATTGCAGAAACGGTGAATAACCCAGCTTTAGTAGAAAAGGGGAGTAATAAATGGATTGTAGATCTAGAAGTGAAAGCTATAGGTAATGGATTATGGTTGATAAATATTGATGGAGTGAATGATGTTTATGCAGTATCCCGAATTCCAGGAAACAAAATAAATATTAAAAATTCATCATCTAATTTTGATTGTAAGATAGAGGATGTTGAATGCGTCGGAATGGTTTATCTCACACTGATGGAAAATAACTAGGTCATTATGAAAATTAAAATAGCTCTCACAATTTGCTGTTTTGCTGCCTTTGCTCACTCTGCTTGGGCTGCTCCTGAAATGTTCAAAGATTCGAAAGCCATGATGGAAGATCACAATGACTATCCACCAGAGAACGGCTCTTATAAGGTTCTGAGCATAAAACCTTTGCATGTGCAAATTTTGCCTACCATCTTCAAAGGTGACGTTGAAAGAAATATTCAATATGAGGCTAATAAAGCAGCTGTCTACGCTGTTTACCGAGTGTTGTTTCAGACTCCAGCTAATACGGTCAAAGTAACTGTGCTGCCTAGAGAATTAGATGTTCAAACCCATAAATATACACCTGCTCCTAAATACGCATTCACTTTTTCTCTTAGCAGAGAAAAAGCTTTAAAACTTTCAAGCCAATATGCAGGCATTGACAATTCAGACGATTTATTCCAGAACGATGGTTATCAGTGGGCTGAGTCATTCCGCGCTTGTTGCTATTCAGACAGAGGAAATCCCGGTTTAGCCGCATTTGTTCAAGAATTGAAAAACAGCAGGTGATTTGGTGGCAATAAAGAAACTTGTTTCTGGTGAATGGCTTGCTGACTTCTATTTAGGTGGACGTGGCAGCCGACGCATTCGCAAGTCTTTTGCAACCAAAGGCGAAGCTGTAGCTTACGAAAGCTACACACGCAGTGAAGCTGAAAACAAACCGTGGATAAAGGAAAAAGAGGATCGCCGTAAGCTGAGCGAGCTTATAAAGCTTTGGGATTCTCTTCACGGGCAATCGCTTAAAGCGGTGAAGTCCCGCAAAGCTAAGCTGGATATTGTATGTAAGGGCTTAGGCGATCCGATAGCTTCCCAGCTTACAGCTAAAGATTGGGCGCATTACCGTGACCAGCGCTTGCAGGGGAAAATTTCCAATGGTTATCACGATGATGAATCAAAGTGGAAAGTAAAGCCTATCACGGTTAACAGAGAACAAAACTATCTTGCCGCTGTTTTCAATGAGCTGAAGAGGTTAGGGGAATGGTCATTACCTAACCCACTGGAAGGCGTCAGGACGTTCCGGGAAGATGAAAAGGAAATGTCCTGGCTTACCCTAAAGCAGATCACTGAACTTCTGGATGGTTGCGAACTTTACGGAAAGCCAGATTTAAAGATGATATGTAAAGTTTGCTTAGCTACTGGTGCGCGCTGGACTGAGGCGGAAACATTGACCCGCTCACAGTTATCACCTAACAAACTCTCATTCTTTAAAACTAAAGGCGGGAAAAATCGAACCGTTCCGATCCCGCAGTGGCTTTATGATGAACTGAAGGAACGGCAGGGCAGAATGTTTAAGCCATGCTATCAGGACTTCAAGAAGATGCTCGCTACTACGACTATTCAGCTTATAGAAGGCCAGAAAACTCATGTGCTTCGGCACACCTTCGCCAGCCATTTTATGATGAATGGTGGCAATATTCTGGTGCTGCAAAGAATACTCGGCCACGCAAATATCCGTGAAACCATGAAGTATGCACACTTTGCGCCCGACCATTTAGAAGAAGCTGCAGCGCTTAACCCTCTGACCAGTTTAATGTCCACAAACTGACTACCCAGCTTGTACGTGCTCGCATTTGGTTGCACCAGATATAGAAGTAACTAACTGTTTTATAAATAAAATGCTTATGTATCAATGGTGCCGTGAAAAAGCGTCTTAACTAAGGTATCGCTAACGCGACATCTGAAAGTTAATAGCAAACAAGGGGTTGGCATCTGCCAGCCCCTTTTTTTGTCCTGGTGCCTGGCGTTAAGCGGTGTCTGGCCGCTGAAAATGATAAATCGCGGTATTGACCGGCCCGTCATTGAGCACGATCAGGCCGTAACGACAGCCAATAAAATCGCCGCCCGACTTCTCCGCGACGGCTCGGCTGGCGAGATTATCCTCGGCCACCAGAATCTCAATCACCCGTGTTTCAGGACGTGAAAACCCCAGCGGCAATAAAGCGGCGACGGCACGGGTCGCAATCCCCTGACGCTGAACATCACTNCGCACCCAGTANCCAATCGCACTGGCAGCGCCGGGATGGCGGGCAAAGCGCACGCCTGCGCCTCCCAGCAGCTGATCNTGCTGATCGACAATCGCAAACTCTTCAGCTTCTTCCCGCATCCGTTGCCANTGGGTAAAGCGAATCCAGCTTTCCGCCTCATGCGGCTGATAGTCGTGATGTGCCCAGGCCATCCAGGGGATCAGGCTGTCCAGCGAGGCGTTCACCGCAGCGGTAAACGCAGGAACATCGCTTAACAGGAAAGGTCGCAGATGCGTCGTGCGTGGTGATGAAGGCATATCATTCCCGGATGCAAACCCTTAATCGTTTCATTTTGCCTGCGCCGGTAAGAAAAACAACAAAAGCGGGTGTAAAGATATAATTACACTTTAATCCTGGTGCTCTCTTTTGTCTTATATTTTATATATATGATTTTATTGCTTAATTTATAACGTCCTGCGGCGGTTATTGATCTGTGGTAATTAATGTGTACATGCTATCTTGCGCTCTGTACCGGCTGTGATACAGTGACGTCAATCCTCAGCGAGGAGTCCAGAACCGCCAATACGAGATAAAGGATCGCCATCATGCAAAAAGACGCGCTGAACAATGTGCACATCGCCGGTGAACAGGTTTTAATTACACCTGAAGAGCTGAAAGCGAAGTTTCCACTGACGCTGGAACAGCAGGAGCAGGTTGCGGCTTCACGCCAGACCATCTCTGACATCATTGCCGGACGCGATCCGCGTCTGCTGGTGGTATGCGGACCCTGTTCAATTCACGATACCGAAGTCGCACTGGACTATGCGCGTCGTCTGCAAACCCTTTCTGAACAGCTGAGCGATCAGCTCTATATCGTTATGCGCGTCTACTTTGAAAAACCCCGTACCACCGTCGGCTGGAAAGGGCTGATCAACGATCCTTACATGGATAACTCGTTTGATATGGAAGCGGGTCTGCACATCGCTCGTAAGCTGCTGGTGGACCTGGTTGAAATGGGCCTGCCACTGGCGACAGAAGCGCTCGATCCTAACAGCCCGCAATATCTGGGTGATCTGTTCAGCTGGTCCGCGATTGGCGCACGCACGACCGAATCCCAGACTCACCGCGAAATGGCTTCAGGTCTCTCCATGCCGGTAGGCTTTAAAAATGGCACCGATGGCAGCCTGGGCACGGCGATCAATGCGATGCGCGCCGCGGCAATGCCGCATCGCTTCGTCGG